GGGTAGCGGAAAACGCCACGCTCTGTGCCTGACGTGCGCGCCAAGTTGCCGATCAGCCAATGGCGCTCGGTATAGTCGTAAGCCACATATCTGTCGATCTCGGTGCTGTTTTCGGAGCAGTAGAACCACCACACCTCCCCGAATTGGCCGTTGGTAAAGCCCCACACCTTAGACTGCTGCGCTTGGTTGAAGTCGCCGAAGACGTAGTCATGCACGTCGCATGGAAGCTCGCGCACGCTGTTGGAGTCAAAATAGAAGAACCCGCGCTGGCCCATGTAGAACACGCCCAGATCCGTATCTACAGCAGACTTGCGCGATATGGCCCCGCAGGAAGTACCGACTCTGCTAAACGAGTAAATAAATGGCGGGCCTGCGTATACCGCGGCGTGGCAGTCTGTATCTGTTATGACCAGAGTTTGCCCCTTGGTGCGGATCGCCTGCATGATTTGGCCAGACGTCTGCAGGATCTGCGAGCCAGCTTGGTTCGTGGACGCGGGTGTCCATAGCGTGTTGTTCTCTTGATCACACCATGACACAGTTCGCGGATTGCCGCCCGCGCCCAGCGCGAAGATAAAGCGCTCTTCTGTGACCAACAAGCCCAAATTGCTAGTCGGGGCGTTTGCAATTACAGCAGCCTTCGCGGCTGGGTTTAGCTGCCACTCAAGCAGGCGTCCGTCGTCTTTCGAGCAGGCCACGAGGTATTCGCCAAAATTGTCGATAGACCAAGTGGTGGCTTCCTCTGGCACAGCGTTTTCGTTTTGCTGTATCGGCGTTCCATAAAACCCGTCACCATAAAATCCGTATCCGTAACCTGTTTCTACTTCCGCGTTCTCACGGCCTGCTGTTAGGTCTGTTGGGGCAATGTCGTACACAGTGCCACCGCCCGTCATGGCTTTAAGTTCGTTATATGAACCACCAGCCACATAGGCAGTGCCGTTGTTCGCTTCCCATGTGTGCATCCCGCGCACAGGGTTTGTGCTGAACGATGCCTTGCGCTCCTGCCAGCCGCCGATTGGACGCAAGCTGTTATCGCGCCATCTCACCAAGCTGCCGTCTCTCCACCGGCCAGACTGCTCCAAATCTGTTCCGTTGCGGTAAAATCCTGCGGGGATGTCCAGAGGTACGAGGGTCATGTGTTATGTCTTCATAATGTAGGCTAGTGCATAGTACGGTGGTCTGTTTTCGTGGCTTCCGCCGCCGCCGTTATTACCAATGCTTGTGCTTGTAGACGTAGATGCAGTGATACCTGTGGTGGCGCTGTTTGTGTTTATAGTCAGCGCGTTTCCGCCATCTCTTGAGCCAAGCTGGGAGCCACTACCACTTGTTGACACCGTAGGAATCGAATGGCTGTGACCGCTATCGTGGATTGTGGTTGAAGAGCTAGAGCTTGCACTGTGGTTGTGCGCGGGGATCTGACTGGTTGACAGCGTGACTGAACTTGCGCCGCCTGTCGCGTTTACGCCGTAGCTGGACCCAGCGCCAACAACAAACCTGTCTCTTAGGTCTGGCGTTGAGTTGCTACCGTTACACAAGACCCAACCGCTTGGGATACTTGCCGTAGAGCCGCTCCAAAGAATAATGCCGCCAGCGGGGAATAGTGATGATGTAATCTGCGTCTGGATTGCGCTGGTGACGCCGTCCAAATATCCAAACTCAGTGCTTGTGACGCCAGCCGCTGCTGCACCAGATAAAATGTTTAAATCTGCCGCATTTGAAGTAATAGCCGTGCCGCCGACCTTCCATGATCCAGCGGTCAAGTCTGGGGTGCTTGCGGTGTCACCGTTTAGAACGTCAACAACGTCATCAAGCGCCGTGTTGACCGTTGCCCCCCATGTGTTCTCGCTGCCGCCAACGGTGGGTTTGGTTATGCTGATCGTCATATCAAAATCCTCAATGCTTACACGACTATACTACTTTACGCGCCAGTCGTCCACGCCTGCGCGGTGTCATACCATCAGCTCGAAATGCGGGGCATCAATGAAGGGCCTCCGGTTCTGGCCGCGACGCGTGTCGATGTAATCGTTCATCGCGCTTTCCATCGTGCCATCCCACTGCGCTATATTCGGCACAGTCCATGCGGCACCCCACCTGATTGGCACATCCACCTCACGCGCAGCCTCTGCCATCGCGTCTGCGATGTCGTCATACAGATTAAGCTCCCACGATCCACGCGGGCCGCAGTAAGCGAGCAGATCGACGGCCAGCCCGTCTATGTGCTTCGACTTCATCGTCTGCGACGCGCCGCTTTTCACAAGCTCGCGCTGCTCCTCGATGGTGCGAAGCCCGCAGATGACGCCGAAGTCGATCTTGGTTCTGTGGATTGCGCTGTGGACGACAGCCGCCATGCGCTCGTCTACGCCTGACAGCTTATCTCGGCTGCGTGCTGATAGTTTAAACGTCATTTCTTCAAGCCTTTCATTGTGCGGATTCCGAAGCTGGCGGCGATGGAAGCGTACATGCCCCATTGCACCCACATCGGACAGTTAGATAAATTGTCAAAGCCAACGCGCATCGCGTCCTGCCAGCTCGGTATAAAATTTGCGCACAATATGGCCACGAAAACAATTGTCCACAGCTCATCTTTCCAACTGTCTTTGCTGGCCTCGATGGCTGACTGCTCCCAATCCATCTCGCCGGTTGCCTGCTTCAACTTGATCTCGGCATTCGCTTTCTGGATTGCCGTCTTGCCGTCGAGGTAGCTTGTCGCCAGCCCGCCTAATGCGCCTACTATCTGGCCAATCATTTCTTGCCCCCGTTCACATATAGCCCGAACCACGCGGCTCCGGCGCCTACGATCACGCTGACAAAGCCTGCCTGCGCGTTGTTTGGCAAATCAAGCGCCATGAACCAGCTACACGTCTGGTAAAACACGACCATGTAACTCAGAATAAGCAGGCGCGGAACAATGCGCCAAGCGTCTAGTTTCTCTGGTGTCATATTCAAACCTCTATGTTGATGTTTGTGCCTTGCGGCCTGTCAGCATTGGTCTTGGTGCCGAACTTATCATAACCCTTGCCCAGATCCAACTTCTGCTCCCTGAGCGCATCTAGGTGCGTGTGGTTGGCCCTATGCTCTTTGGCCACCCTCTGCTCCACCAGATGCGCTTCTATACGCTCACGGGTCTGCGTTTGCTGGTGTATGTCGCTACCTACGTTAAACGGTGCGCTGCCTATGCTTGACACGCCGTCCGCCATCACCGCCGCACCGCTACCCAGACGAATCCAAACAGCGCCCCAACGCAAAGCAGAAACAGGAACAAGCCAGCCGCCCACGCGATGATTGTCTCCTTGCGCTCGATGCGCTTATACATCGCATCCTTCTGCTTCTGCCGGATCTCGTTTTCCATGCGGATCAGCTCTTGCCATGCAGATGGGCCAAGCGTTTCGGAAATCATCTTACGCAGCTCGTCGCGCATGTTTTCGCGCTGCTTCTTCTGGACAAACAGATCCATCGCCTGCTGCTCGACGCTGCCAAAATTCTGATACCACTTAGGGTTTTCTACGCGCTTCGCTGCAAAGTCGAAGTCGCTGATCGCCTTAGACCAACGCCCCAGATCGCCTGCCATGCCCTCCAGATCCCGCCCGATCTGGCAGCCCTTGCGTATTGCGTTGAACGCCGTGGACGCTGCCATGATTGCTGTGGCGGGGTCTATCATGGCTCATCTTTCCATTAGGCGGTCTATTTTTTCTTCGATGCGATCAAAGCGCGCCACGATCTGCGCCATGACGGTGCTGCTGTCTGCTTTGGTGACGTAATCGCGCGCCATTTCTTCGCGGGTCTTGTTCAGCAGAATATTGAGGCGCTGCATCTCGTCCACAGCGCTTTTCAGCACCCAGCCGATCAGTCCCAATCCGGCAGTAAGAGCCGCCGTCCAAAGCATGTCAGCATCCATTACGCCGCCTCCTGCTCTGTCCAAGTCGGATCTGTTGACCCCTGCTCAGTCCATGTCTCCGCGCCGACCGCTTGCTCCGTCCACGTTTCTGGCCCTACCGGCTCGACTTGCCACTTAAACCGCGCTGGGCCGACAATCGGAACGCCAGCCGTAATCCCGACAGACGTAAAGTTGTAATTCTGACCAATTGCCGGTTGGCCAACAATTGGTGCGCCAGAAACAATGTCATCAGCTACAAAGCCGTATGAAATAGATGCAGTGACATCTGCAACAGTCGGAGCGCCGGTTACAATGTCATCTGCTTCAAGTTCATTGATTGCGACTAAAGTGACATCTTGAATCGTCGGAGCGCCAGCCGAAATATCAGTGGCAAGCAGCGCATGGGCTTGGCTAATGTTAGCGGCGCTGACTGTAGGAATGCCAGACGAAATATTCGCAGAAGCAAGCGCGTGTATTTGCGTTGCGTCAACATCTTCAATAATCGGAGCGCCAGAAACGATGGGTTGTGTTTCAATAACCTCATCCTGAATAACCGTAACAGCCTCAACGGTTGGCGCGCCGGTAGTTATATCTTCTGCATTGACACTATGGGTTTGACCAATCGAAACATTTGCAACAGTCGGCGCACCAGTTGCGATGTCGTTGCCGCTTAAAACGTGGTTATGCTCTAAATCTGGCGAGCTAATAGTTGGCGTTCCCGCTGTAATATCTTGCGGGATCAAGCTTTGGCTTGATGTTATCGATGGGCTTTCAACGGTAGGCGCGCCAGTCGATATATCTGCCGACTGGATGCTATGAACTTGGCTTATGTTAGAATTGCCAATCGTTGGAATGCCAGCGTCAATCTCATCTGTTTCAATCTGGCCTGACTGCGAAATTGTTGGCGGCGTAACAATTGGGTTGCCGGTTGTAATGTCAGACGATCCAAGCGCATTGTTTTGCGAGGCAGTGGCGGCGCTAATTACTGGTGCGCCAGATGTGATGCTTGTTGATGAAAGGGCGTGTGCCTGAGATGCCGTTGACGCTGAAACTGTCGGGGTTCCAGCGATAATATCAGCAAGCGTCAGCGCATGGGCTTGAGAGATGCTTGACGCCGCAACAGTTGGCACACCAGTCGCAATATCGGT